AGTTTCTTCGTCGCTTCCTACATCTCCGATTAAAAATCCGCTAAAAATATCCGAAGCAATCAAATTACTTTGGACTTCTGCTGCTGTAATAGTATTGTTAATTGCATCTACAATCGGAGATGAATCGTCACCGAATAGAGAACCTTTGAAGTTTGCTTCAAATGTTTGTGTTTCTGTATCGTAAATCACAGTGCTGTCCTGGGCAAAAATGTCGCCAACACTAAGAGAACCTGCAAAGACGTTGCCGTCCACAAACATCCCAGTAAAATGACCATTTTGCCATCTGAAGTTTTCAGAACCTAGATCAAAAGCAGTATCAGTAGTAGGAATAAGATCAGAAGAAATTGTGCCGCCTACGATGACATTATCCTCAACACCGTCGCCAATGTTTATGTTGCCAGTAGCAGTAATATTGCCGTCTATGTTTATGTTGCCATTGCCAACAATGTCGTTGCCGTTTAGGTTCAGATTGGCTGAAAGGCTAGGAGAGTCGTCGTTTTCTAAACTTGCACTTACTAAGCTGCCGCCCTGCGTTGTGCCATCGCCTACATATATGAGGCCTGTGTCTGTAACGTATAACAGCTCGCCTGATTTTGGGGTTATAGTCTGACGCTCTGCGTCTGTACCTCTTCTGATTCTCAAAGCCATTGAGTAACTCCTGATCTGTATTAAGAGTATTTATCCAAATCAGGAGTTACCTCTTCTTTTTGAGGAAATGGTTAGTACGCTTTGACACGTCCTTTTTTACTCTTTCAATATCAAGACGAAAGTCGATGTTGACAATTTCCTGTTGATATTCATCCACCAAGTCAGTAATTGCACCTTCCAGGTCAGCTTCCTTTGCTTGTTCTGTAAGATCAATATTCCAGGAAATGCCGTCATCAAACTCCACAATGATAGAATGTAGGTACTCTACAGGAACTACATCTATCTCGAGGTCCTCAAAAACTTCTGGCCAAAAGTCGATTAACTCTTGAGGAAGCTTGCGATCAGGCACTAGACTTTGTCTTTCTCTTGGTGGGTGAAAGCTTTTCTGCTTCTTCTCGGAGCCTCTTTGCTTCCTTGTACAGTCTGTCAGCGTCGCTGCGATACTTTGCAGCAAGTTCTTCGTCTGTAATTACTTCTTCTTCTTGGACTACCACAGGCTCGTCAGATGGCAATGTTTCTGTGGCAGCAGGCTCTGTTTTCTTCTGAGAACTGGTATTGCTGGAAAGAGCCAGATCTTCTACAGATACCCCTTTCTGCTCGGCGATCTGTCTATTGAGCTCATCTAGACTTACACTGGTGTTGCGATCAGGAATCATCTCTACTTCTGAAGTAGGCATCTTCATCATCTTTCCAGTAGTATGAAAACCAGCAAGCATATTTCTGCCGTCCGGCAGACTAGTGCGTGACATTGCTTCTGCAAACTCGTATGCACTTTGACCAGCGTCGCTTTCTACAGCCTTCATAAGAGCGTCGTGTTCGTCTGCCATTAGACTTTCTGTAGTTACTACCACACAGCTTTGAGGATCACCAGGAACAGTGCGATATGCTACAACTACCTTTCTCTGGTTCTTTTTTACTCTACCAACATGCTTTAAACTCATTATGTTTCTCCTTGTGAAGAACTTACTGCATTAAGGAAAGTCTCCAACTTTGAATATGTTTGACCTACTGCTACCATTTCGTTGGGCCGAAATGCGCCTCTCTGGCTTGCAAGGTCGATAATCTGCTTGATTGCAGCTAGATCTTGCACAGTAAGTTCTGCTTGATTCTGATTCTCTGCAGCAGTTTCTGCAGTTTCTTCTTGTACGGTTTCTTCTGACATGTATACCTCCGGAATTAAATGCTAAGTTATTTACTGTTGTTTAAGATAAGGACAGCCCAAAGTGAACAGTGAAAGTTCTTTTGGGTTTTCGAATCCGATTTTAATTATCTTTGTTTCTTTGTTGTTTTTATCTAATTCATACATGGATCCCACATAAAAACGACCATTTGTATTTCTTTCCACCCATTTTAGTATAGAATGCTCTAGATTATATCCCCTCATTGCTATTGAAATGTATTCAAAGTGAGGGGGCGGAACCTTCATTCGCCGTATGCCATAAAAATTTAGTGCATTCACCTTGTTTGGTAAGTTACTCATCGTAGTATGTGGTTACTCCAAAGGGTGCCTCGGGAGCCCGGCCGTAAACAGAGTGGATTACAAACACTGTATCTGCATAATCTGGATCGCCCCATTCACCCCAGGGCATTCCATCTGTAAACATCAGGAATTTTTTAGGCTGAATATCCTGTTCCTTCATGTATTCCCAGTTTGCCATGAAATCTGTTCCGCCACCGCCTTTGATCTCATAGTCTGTGATTTCTCTCCCATCGTCTGCAGTAAAGTTGTCTTCGTTATACACTTTGGTGTCGAAGCACCAAATTTTGATGTTATAGTCTTGGTACTGGTCCATAATGCCCTTTACTTCACTCAGGAACACCCGGGCCTGCTCGTCTCCAATAGAGCCACTCATGTCTAGTGCAATACAGATGTCAATGGTCTCATCAAAGTTCTGACCAGGCAAAACAGCACCCAGATGCCATCCTTTTCTGGACGGACGTGCAAAGGTAAAGTCATTTTTGATAGTGCTCTGAATCTGTTGCTGAAGAATCTCTCGCCAGTTCATTTTAGGCTCAGTAAGATCCTTAACCATTCTTTCGATTTCGCCAGGAACATTGCCAGCACCTGCGGCCTGTGCAGCACTGATCATGTTTTCTTTGATTTCGTCTCGAATTCTTTCCAGCTCTTCTCGAGAATATTTAGGACGACCGTTGTTGTCCTTGTCATCGTCGTCACCGGAGCCTTCGCCTTCCTTTTCCCAGTCAAGGTGCTCGTCCAACATTTTGCCTAGTTCATCGAGGTCGATTTTATCTGCCTTGTCATACAGTTCATCGTAGATTTCTTCTGACGTCCATCCGTCGTATTTAAAATCCTGAAAGATATCAAGATCGGGCTTTTCTCCGATGCGATCGCGTACCAGTGTGTTATTGACCTTGTAATCGCATGCAATATTATACAGCTTGGGGTTTCGATCATGTCGACGAATAATATGGTCAAACACACAGTGCAGAATTTCGTGAGCAATTACAAATTCAATCTGCTTAGTAGTAAGCGTGTCAAAGAACTGAGAATTGTAAAACAGGTTCCTTCCATCTGTTGCTGCAGTGGGACACCATCCGTCGCAAGGCTGAACTCGTAGACGAGTAGCCATGTTGCCAAACCAGGGATGGCGTAGCAGCAGTCCCACTCTGGCAGTAATTACTTTCTCACGAACTTCCTCCTGAAGTGCCTTTAATGCTTCTGTAGAAAGCTCTTCCTGTTCTACCACGTTTTGCTCAATGGTCATAGCGTTGTCCTTGTCTTACATTACCAGTTAACTATACTAAATCACACCGTAAATGTCAATAAAAAAGGGCGATTTCTCGCCCTTTTTGTTAGGCCTGCTGTGCGGCAGTAATGTATTTTCCGAACCTTTCGTGAAACTCGTCGAAGCATTCAATTGCGTCCGGGTCAATTGGCAAGCTGTACTGAGTGAGTGCCAGCTTGATGCCCATGACAACCAATTCAATTTCGAAGTTGTCCATGGAAAAGCGAAGAAAGTTGTTTACCATGTCGTTAAATGCAGGGTCTCCTGCATCGTTGGCCTCTTTAAGCTCATAGCAGAGTGACACAGTCAAAGAATACATAGCAGAGATTTCTTTAGTGTTGAGCTCTTTTACCTTGCCGCTGATAATATCAGCAGGGTTTGGCATCTGACTGGCAACCTTGCGATGTGCCATAAACTTCACAGCCAACCCTTCTCCCACTGCACCAGAAACAAGGTCTGTAGTAGTGCTTTCTCCGAGATTGTCTTCTAGCAAATCGCTTACAAAACTCCAGGAACGCGGAGTAGCAAACGACCGAGACGGTGATTTAGGATCAAAATCGTATAGATCCTTCTTGGAGAAAGTCAGGAAGCCCACAACATCCTGATGGATGCCGTTATCAACAGCCCACTCAAACCAGTCATCAAAGTTTACCGTCATTTCAAGGTGAACGAAACGGTTAGCAAGCGGAGAAGGCATGCGATAGGTAACACCTTTATCTGCTTCTCGGTTACCAGCAGCAACAATGTAAACATTGTCCGGCAGTGTGTAAGTACCTACCTTGCGATTGAGAATAAGCTGATANGCAGCNGCCTGNACAGCNGGAGCAGCAGAGTTCATCTCATCAAGGAACAGAACAATGTTCTCGTGTTTGGCTGCAAGCTCTTCGTCTGGTAGCTCAAGCGGAGGAGCCCAAACCATTTTGCCAATGTTGGAATCAAAGTAAGGAATACCCTTGATGTCAGTGGGTTCCCAAAGCGAAAGTCGAACATCAATAACCTTGGCATTCATCTGCTCGCCAATCTGGTGAACAATGTCACTCTTTCCAATTCCGGGCGGCCCCCAAAGGAAAATTGGACGCTTCTTGCGAATAGCGTGATTGATAGACGCCTTTGCAGAATTAGGTGTAAGCTGACGAGTTGCAGTATCCATAAGTACCTCTAATTGCGGTTGTGTTTAAGTACAAGTGTTATTGTACATGAATTAAGGCAAGTGTCAACTCTTTTTGGCTTCCTGTCTTGCCAAAGCTTTGGAAATACCGTATTTTTTGATATCTCCGGAAAACATATGCAGTTCCAGTGCCTTTTTGTCGTCTGACACAAACATGCTTTTCTTGTCCAGATAATATGGACAATCTATAAAGTTGTCAAGCCATATAATTATCTGTGTAGTAAATTGCATGTCTGGTGCATATGGAACTTCATAGAATGATATGTCTAGATCTTCTGTCATCATTCTATAGCCTTCCGGCGTAAGCCTTAAACCACCTTTGGTTTTGGATCTAGGATTTTGCCACCAAGCAGTTTTGTAGCTTTTGACATTGAGATCATTGTCTGGTTGATCCAGGTTTCTCAAAAAGATTCTTGTGTATGTGTCGTTCAAGCTCATTCTTTGTCCAGGGGAACGATTATCCCTTGTGTAAGTTTTACTACTTGAAATTCGTCGGTGTTAAAAAGATTGTTTAATTTTTTGGCAAGGTTAATCGCATGACCTGGATTAGAAAAGCTGACTTTGGGGTATTTAGGACCAGGGTAGTTTGTTAGCATGTTTGCAGATTTCAGATTAAAAGGGCTGCCTTGATAAAAAACAGCCCAGATTGCTTCTGCTTCTAATATCTGCTCTGTTTTATAGGTTTTTCTATCGATATGTTCTCGTAGAACATTCGGTTTGGGTCTGCTCATGCGTAATTCCTTTTAAGTTAACTACGCACTTATTTATCTTTTTACCAGTCAGATCCGCCGTCCATTTTTACCTGTATAACTTCACCGGTATTTGAGTTTTTATTCAACAGAAGTTCTTCTAAATCGCCTTCCAGCCTGGTCATAACTTCTCCCAGACAATATGCGAGTCTTCTTGCATTTGCTACGCTCAGTTTGACTTCTTTTGCATTACCGAAATCTGCACTTTTTACTTGTGAAATGAATTGTTGTATGGGTATAGTGTTTAATGGCTCATTTTTTTGCATTTGCTTTACTCAGTGCTTGCTTTGCTTCTAATTCAGTCCGAAATGGTCCCTGATAATTATTGTTCTCTAAGGTAACTAGTTTTGGGCAAAAACTTTTAAGCCAGTTAACATTAAATTTAATAATGTAATACCCTGCACAGTAGACACTTTTTGACTTAGGGGACTTAGTAAAAAGAGGAATTTTCTTTTTGACATTATACATGGGATTATATGGTTTATATGAAGTAGGATAACCATAAACTTCATATATAATTTCATCAAAAACTCTGTTTTTGTTGTTCCAGGTAATGTCTCCCAGAGTCTTTTTCAAACTTTTTTCAGAATCAAAAAATTTTGTTTCGTTCTTGCTGCTGAACATGTACTGATTTTGGTCCAGAGTAAGTGTTCCTATTCTAACACCTTTGTCTTCCAGTATCCAAAATTTTCCGTTTAGTATAGGTTTTGCATTAGTCATTTAAATACCTCGCTGATAGTGGTTTAGCAAACGAAGCTGCTTGATCAGCAATTCTCTGCATGTCCCATTTTGCACAAAATTTCATTAGTCTTAATCCTACCTGACTGATGTTTTTAGACTGTACATTCTGTGTCTCTTTGTTGATTATTTCTCTGATATCTTCTGGCTGTGCAGTGAGATCACAGAGAGTGACATTTCTGTTATAGTCATCGATAACTCTGTGCTCCATGCCCTGATGATCCACCCATCTTTGCAGCATAAGATTGTTCCAGTTAAAGCCTTTTGTGTGTTTGTCTTCAAATGCTTCAAACAGTCCGACTTTGTTCTTGGTGCCCTTTTTTCTTACACCAGGATAAGCACTAAACACATTATCCGATGTATCGCCTCGAATACATTTTTCGAACAGCATCCATTCAGGGTTCGGAGCAGGCTTAGGCTCTCCTGTTTTCTTGTCTATTACTGGGTTGCCTTTGTCGTCAAAATATCCTTCGTGTGTTATAGTAGTAGAAGCAACTCCGTTGTATTGTCTTACATTAGGAGCAATTAACTGAGCAAAATCGCCATCTGTAGATATGATCACATGATCATCGTTGGGATGATTTTGCACCCAACCTGCAATTAGGTCGTCTGCTTCTAGATTGTTGTGCTGCAGAACAGTGACATTTGTTTTTTCAGTGAGAAATGTTCTTAATTCGTCGAAGATTTCCCAAAAGACTCGATCTTCTTCTTCTTCTTTTGCAGTCATTGCAGATCGAGCTTCTTTTCTATTGCGTTTGTATGGTTCATAGTAGTCTTTNCGCCATGACCGTCCTTCTAGACATACAACAGTATGATCTCCATCAAAGTCTGTCCATGCTTTCTTCAAGGAAGACAGAGTAATATGGATGGCCATGCCTACCTTTGTGTCAATGTCGCCACGAACAATATGGCGACTGCGAAAAAACACATTTGCAAAATCTAAAAGAATATATGTACTCATACAGGATTCATTCCTAAACTTTCTGTTAAATTAAAGACATCATGTCCTTTGAGTTTATATAGCATAGCATGTTTAGGTTGCAAATGCAATAAATCATTGTCTATAAGATATAGATGCATTATGAAACTTCAGATCGTCCTTTGTCGATAGGAGTTACATTGATATAACCCATGCCTCGGTCTGTGTCAACTCCTTCTTCTGCTAACATCTGGCTTACTATAGTTCTAAACCATGCGTCCACAATCTGTTCATTTGTTTCCCCTGTATACCCAGCATCTAACAATCTTTCAATAAACTCGTTATTCCAGTCCAGCTCAAAAAAGCCATTTCGAATATTATCTGGGTTAACCTGAGTATCAAGTACAGCTACCCAAGGTTCTCTTCGTTGAGTGGCTGCGTGTTTTTCTTTCTCAAGTGTCTCTCTGCGGACATCTTCGGCTGTTTTTTCTCCTGTAGAGGCTACTTCTTTATTTGATTTTAGCTTCTTCCAAAAATTAAACATTGTATTCACCTTTAAAATCCTGATTTTCTAAGCTTTTCTGTGGGATCATCATGTTCCCCAGGCATTTCCGAAGAGGTCGATATGAAGTCTCGGTGTATATCTCCATCCTCTTGACATTGCAAGTTTTGCAACTCGTTCTGTGTTAAACTCATACTCCTCGGATCGTCCGCCGAGCGGCATGATGTAGACTGGACATTGGATGCCTGCTTCTCGATATAACTGTGTAGCTTGAGTAACTTCATCCACATCTTGTTCATCAGCAACCACAAACTTAAAATACTGGTCGCTACAAGGAGTATTGAAGTATTCCCTAGCAATCTCAGGCTTAATAGCACGATCCCAACGTTCTCCCGAAACGGTAAGTTTGGGTGAGCACGAAAAGGTAACATGTATTCTGTCTTGAGTGTTAAGCCAATGTTTAAAATCTGGCTGTAACTTCTGTGTTGTATTTGTTTCAATAGTGACATGTTTTAGGTCCTGCATATCTGGGTGAGCAAATAGTTCTGGCCAAAACTTCTGCCAAAGCATGGGCTCACCGCCTGTTAGAATAAGGTGAATATCCTGTCCGTTTGATTGTGTCCATCTTCCTTCTGGAATGAGAGACAGCAGATGTTCCACTACTTCATCTACAGTTTTATCCTGCATAAACTTCTTAAACTCTGGATAGATAGAAGCGTATGTGTCACAGCCTGTATGAATAATAGGTAGATCCCGGAATGTTTTAGTATTTTCTAAAACACCGTTGTCCAGAAGTTCTTTGACTTCTGGATTATATTTGCCCATCTCTTCGTTTTTGTCTCTGCCAAATGCCTTACAGCGAAAGTTGCAGCCAAATGTTCTTAAAAACAGCGAGGGCACGCCTACAAACCTGCCTTCACCTTGAACTGAATAAAATGCTTCTGAGTATCTTAGATTCATCGTGGAGCAAATTCCTGTTGTAGCTTTATGTTGTCGAAAAATTCTTTCTTTGTACTGGAATCAGTCATAAATGATCCTTCCAGCACTGTGGTTTGTGTTAGACTGGAATGTGCCATTAGGCCTCTATTAGTGCAACAACCATGTTCTGCTTGTATGTAAACTCCCACGTTTTCAGAACCTGTTACACTCATAATTTCTCGTGCAATATCATTTGCAAGTTCTTCCTGTAGAGTTCCGCGTCGAGCACACCACTGAGCAATTCTGGTGTATTTAGAAAGTCCAATTAATTTTTCTGCTGCAATTATGCCAATATATGCCACGCCTGTGACAGGCTGGTGATGATGCGAGCACATAGAACGCAGTTCTGACCGAACTACAAGCATGCCTTCATAACCGTCTTTGGGATCATTAGGAAAAGCAGTCGCGTTTGGCATGGGATAATACCGACCGCTCATTAGCTCATTTACATACATTTTTGCAAGTCTGCGACCGGTGTCTTGTGAATTAGGATCAGTTTTCCTGTCGATCACGAGAGAGTCAAGGACACCCTCAAACTTTTCTGTAAGTTCGTCAACAAGATCTTGTCTTTCTCCTTCTTCAATATACTCTGAGATATTATCTCCAGCCCAATAGCGAACTTCTGCTTGTTCTAATCGCTGTTTTATTTTTTGTGATGTTTGCAATTTAATCTCCGATTTTTAGCGACGGATGTCTAGTTTTTATATGTTACGTTATATTTAGGTTTTTGTCAAGAAAACCAATTATTTAAACGGGTAATACAAAAGAGGAGATCTACCTGCTTCCAATTGAACATCTTCAAGGCCCATGTAGGTATATAATGCTTCTAGCTTGTCGTGATAGTCAGCAATTTCTGCAAGCTCTTTTTCTAGTTCTTCTAGTATATCACCGCTGTTGCCAACACCTGCTGCATTTGTTGCTAGAATTTCTGCATTTGCTCTGTGCTTCTCAATGTGTCCTACAAAATGGGCTTCAGCAGCCAACAGAACTTCCGATCTCATATTCTTCATCATCGTCTCCTCTTGTTTTATAGTTTGCTTTGCATGGAATGACATGACGCACACCGCCAGTAGGATCTGACATGTCACCTGTCCGTCTTGGTATAAGATGAACGTGTGGGTATTTAACGGTTTGGCCTGCTGCTTCTCCTACATTCTGTCCTATGTTAAACGCGTCACAGTAACCTCTGTCTACCCAGTCTGTGCCCCATTTATAAGCAGCTTCCCAGCACTTAGTAATGTGTTGCCAGTCTTCCTGAACAGGTACAATAAGAACATGTCCTTCTGTTACCGGATAAGCATCACGATATACCACATAATCTCTTGTTTCTACTAACACATCTTGCCAGGGAACTACTCCCTGTAATCTAGCATTGTCAAGATTCTGGGCCATATTCAACGACCTCTACATTTTCTTCCTTGCCTTTGACAGTAAAAATTTCAGCATGCTCTTGTGCAGCTTCTCGTGTATCAAATGTTTTTATAACAGGCTTGGAATAATCCATGCATTCAACAATCTCTGAAACCATCATCCACTCGTCGTCAAATTTGACTCTAATTGCGTATTCAGTCACGATACTCTCCTACAACTTCCCAGGGAAAACAAATCCAGCGACTGTCTTCGTCTTTGTTTATTTCAGTAGCATAATATGACACACTATCAAACCGGCTAGGAGTATTATTTACTAGCACAGCGAATCTCACATTTTTTTCCCAAACGCTTCCCCAGGCGTGTTCTTCATTTGGAAAGCAACCCTGCTGCCAGTCATCAAGAATCCAACTTAGTGTGTTGCCTGTGTCATTAATATCATCAACTACAAGAATATTTTTTCTGAGATCAACATCCCAGCGGCTTTTGTAGTTAGGATCGTCTACTACACCGAAAGCATCACAAGCCATCCAGAGATTTGATTCACACTCTGCATTATCTCTAAGTGCAACTTTTAACGCTTCGCAAGGAACATTAAGCATGTGAGAAATTATAGTAGCTGGAATATTTCCTCCTCTGGTAATTCCTACAACATAATCAGGTCGCCACTTTTGTCTTGCCATCTGATTTACAATAGATTGACACTGGCGTTCACAATCATCCCAACTGTAATATACCTTGTTAGTCATTATCGTTCCTCCAGTCATCTTTTACAAGGTTGTAAGTGTTTTGAAACTGTTCTAATGCTTTTTGTAAAGCAGGATAGCGTTTGCACATTTTTTCAAAATCTTCAGGCGGTAGATTTACGTCAATACCAACGTATTCACAGAGGTCTTGATAAGGATTTTCGATAGTAACATCATTCCAATTAAACGCTGTATTGTCACTAATAGTAATTCCGTCAGATAAATTGTTTGTGATAGTAGAAGCTGTAATATCAAAATCTTTCAAGATATCCTCGTGATCTAGGTCGATAGTAATCACATCGTCTGTATAAGTGGCATTAGTAATTGTGTAATTTAGTTCGTATTGTTCTTGTTTACAACTGGGGTTCTGTAATGACATTGTTAGTTCCCGTTTAATAAATTTTCAATCATGGTTTTGGAACTCAGATAATCTGTCTTGAGTATTTGCTTTTGGCTTTCCAGAATATCTGAATATTTTTCGGAATTCTGCATTCTTTCATTGATAAAATCTAGCAAATCTTGTTTGTGTTTTTGATAACAATTGTAGTCTTTTGTCCATTCACTGGGATACAAAAACTCTTTATAATACATTTCTGAGTAACTACACCGATCAGGCAACACAGGAATAGTATTACATAATACTGCTTCCATGACACTGATACCCAGGTTTTCATGTAAACTACAACTAAAAATTACCTGACTTTTTGCAAGTTTTTTATAATAGTCTGATTTTTTTAGTTCGAGTTTTTGTGTAATTGTAACCGGAAGATTCAGAGAGATGTCTTCAATAATATCAGGTTGTTTATCTGCATTATACCTGTGTGGCCAGATCACTGTTTTTTCTTTGACAGTGTCAGAAAGACTCTCCAGAGAATCCACAATCAATTCATGGGGCTGCCCACTTTTTATGGCCTTATACTGATACTCTGCTGGTATTTCTAGATTTTTTAAGAACATGTTTTTGTGAAAATCTGTAGCAAAGTAATTGGCATCACTAGCATAAAACCAGCTACGTTCCGTATTTTCTGGCCACATTTTTGACATTTTCATACCCAAAATGTCACTTGGGTCGTATGCCCCAGCATGCCAAATACTGTGTATTTCCACAGGAATATCTAAAAGCTCACTGGAGTACTTGATTGGTGTTATTACAAAATTCCAGGCATCAGTTACCAAAAAACGGTCACCAGCATTAACCTCACCATTCATAAACATCTGGCTAATCTTTGCAGCCTGCGAGGCCTTGTAATAGTTTGTTGCTGCAAAATCCAAAAATGCTCCTGAAGTGGTATTATTAGGAACAGGGTCACCGTCTATTGTAACAACATCCACACTGTTATTGTAATTTTTAATAAGCAGTGGTATATTTTCATACCACTGCTTTGTATAACGATTATCTATGGGTTCAATAGGAATTACGAAAATTTTCATTTTCTGTTCCTTGATTTGGCTCTATGTTCTGCATTCTTGTAGTGCTGCCATCTTTCATATGCTTGCCATACAGGATCTTTTTTATTGTAAAGGGACTGTTCATTAAAAACATGTCCTTCGTAGCGACAAAAGTCACGCAAACGATCCAGTTCGTCAAAGATTTCATTTACCGGTGGAAAATTGCTAGCCATTTTTTATATACCTTTATGTTATGGAAATTGTGGATTGTGCTCGATAATACCATCACTTTCCCCATCTTCGGATACTACAATTTCATAGTATCGATTATCTCCGTAGCAGGGAATAAGATGATTCTGTAGTATATCTACCGCAATCATTTCACATGATTTATGATTTTGATTGCCAGATTTTATAAATTCCTGGAGTGCCCATTTTACAAGAAAGAACTCTAGTTCTCTGTCTGTGTGTGTAACAGAAATCTTAACTTCTACCTTGAACATGTGTCGATGCTCGTTCTCCAGGAAACGAATACGCTCGTCAATGTTTCCTGCATCAGGATAATAGTGATATCCTTCAAATTCAGTGCGAACTTTGATAAAAGTTTTTGTATTTTTTGTCATTTAGATACTCTCATAACGCAAAGTAAAATTTATATTGATGTTAACAATGATGCTTGATATTGTCAAGACCTATTACTCCTGTATAGACTCCAGAAACTCTTGGGCTTCTTGTTCCTCTTCAGGTGTAAATTCAGAACCATCATTTTCCTGAAAATCATTTTCAACTTCAAACAAATTACTAAAGCTCTGATTAGAAGTTGCTTTAACCGGGTTGCCGCCAAAATTTGTAAGCATTTCCTGAGCTTCATCAATCATGGTCATGGGTGTTTCACTTCTGAATAATTCGTCAATAAAATTAACCATGTACAGTGCATTTCTGGGCACCCAGGGATCAAATATTTCTGCTTTGCTTCCTCTTTTAAGCTTTCGCCAGTGTTTGTAGTTGGTGTCGAATCTGGCTTTGGCAGCATCCACCAGTGAGTTTGCACGTTGAACACTTTCAATGTGCTGATATACATTGTGTGACATAAGCAACAAATAACTGAAACTATCCCAACTGGTTTTTCCTTCTTTTCCGATTTTGTTGAGCATTCCAGGTGCATAGTGGCAAATATCTCCCAGTGTAAGCCTTTCAGCAATTGGACTATTCCAGGGAAACGGAATTTTGCTTCCTGCCAATGCTTTATCGTCTATTGCTGAATCCATTATGAACCCAAACCGATCGTTTCTGTGAACATGTTGTGTATACATTTGTCCTTTAGCTGTTGCGATAAAAGGACTTGCACAATCAAAAGTAACTTCCATGTTGGGATTCACATGCTCTCTTAGAGCTCTTTTGATTGCAGTGTATGCCACACCCCAATCAAGCTTTGAAATACCCAAATAGTGTAATAGATCACGATTGTCAAGCATTTTTTCATCTCTCATTTTAATAAGAGTTGTTAATACGATGCTGATATCGTTTTTTGTGCTACCACCAAATGCAAATCCCTCAAAAGGATAGTGTTTCATCTGATCATACCAGTGCATTGCTTCTGCCATATTTCTGCCTTGCATAACATTTAGGTATTTGGTATGGCCTTTTCGGTTCTTAACAAACCAATCGTTGTTGTATTGAGTATAATCAAGGCATTCATTAAAGCTGGTAATGCCAGTTTTTTTAGAAAAAGTGGGTTCTGCTGCTAATGTTGGAACATCCAGTATCATGCTGTAATCAGCAGTATGCTCTAGCCAATTTAAAATTGTTTGTCTAAGACTGTGGTCAGATTTAAAGTTATTCCAATCACACTGTATTACGCCTTTTAAAATCTGGAAACCACCTGAGTCTCCCAAAATAAATGTATTTTTTCGATCGCGTTCTTGCACCATGCTGTCTTGTTCATTTGCTTTAGATAAATTTAGACATGCATGTCCTGCTGAGTACAACGACCATTTATAGCTATAATACCCCTTTTCAGCATTTAAAAAATTGCAACCCTCAACACCATTTTCAAATTCAGCAGGCATTCTGCTTGCAGGAATAAAATCAGGATTGTATCTTTGTTTTGCAATCTGTTTATTATAAAAAGTACTGATACTAGGAAGAAATACAGAATAATCTTTATTTTTTTCGGTTAAATTTACTTGTGTTTTACTCATCTTGTGCTCTTAGTAGATTTTGTATTCTTGTATGAGATTAGTGCTGTCATTTACCGGGATTGTGCTGGCAGAAAGTAATCGTATTTGGCTAATCCACTGTCTACACTAAGAAGCATTACGCCTTGATCTGAAATACTCATTGTAATTTTGCCATTAAGATTCATTATAGCAAGAGCTTGTTTCACCGGCCAGCTTAGTGTATGCGACAGTGGCTGCTCAACATCATTTTGAAATACAAAGCGTCCGCCATGCATGCTGGGTTCGCCAAACACAAAAATCAAATTTGTGGAATCACCGGCGGTTTCGGTTTTAACACTAAAAATGGGCTCGTCACTGTGTGAGGCACTCATGAGCTTCATTCTCTGAATAGCAACATGTGATGGCTCAAATACAGTATTCCATTTGGCACCTTTAAACTTTGCTGTTTTTAGAATGCTTTCTATTTGTTCCTTGCTCATGAATCTGTAATCATTTTGAAAATCACCAGCTTCGTTTTCAAAATGCATATACGCCGGCACAGTTTCTCCGTTTCTGTCTTCAGTGACCACCTCAATTTTTGCATGTTCCTCATACTCTGGATTTTTAAGATGTAATGAAAGTTTATCCAGATTTGGCATGCCAAATACAGAATTAAATTCTGCCACAGGGCTGTGTGTCTCAGCAGACAAAATTACAGAACGGTCCTCTGCCAGGGAATCAAATTTAGTAGCACCGTCTTCACCATTAACTTTAACTAGTTCTAGAAACCCCAACCCATGAGTTTTAGAAACCAGATCTTGCAAAATATCTTTCATTTGTAAAGTCTCCTTATTTTTAATATTATAATATATAAGTTTATGATTGTCAATGTTTTTTTGCTTCTTCTATGATTTGCACCAGTTTTTCAACCAGTTCTCGATCATCTGTTTTATCAGTGTCCAACAACACTTTAATTTCAATCTGCATTTTACTCTCCAAAGTCAAAGAAAGACGTAAATGTATTATCTCTCTTGGTATCTTCTAGATCTATATCCAATACACCAATAAGGTTTTTCAGTTTTAGATCGATAATTGTTTCTGCCATGGCAGCGTCGTCAAAAGGCAATTGCTTAAACCAGTCTGGCAGTCTTAGTTCGTCTGTGGGATAGGCAACAGAAGTATAGCCCATTGGATTGTGTTTGAGCTTGCATACAACAACTTTCATGCCATCTACAATATCTTGAGAATATCTATCACCGTTCATGTGTTTAAGATTGTTCCAATTAATAGATGCTCTAACATGTCCTGGCATATTGGCTTTGCCCTTTCTTTGTTCTTCTTTATGATAGCGACCTATATTGTTTGCACGTTTCGGGGATCCCTTTTCCCATCCCGGCATCTGTTTGAATTCCTGACGAAATTCTGTNATTCGTTCAAGAATGTTCTTTTCCTCGTANCCCTGAAGAATCATAAGAAGTATTTCCATTAGAAACTCCTGCATATAGACGGGAGTGTCTGAACGTCTAAGATCCAGCCCCATCGCTTTGACTTTGCCTGGCTCGCCGTCAACATCTCGACGTGTTCCTTCGTCGTCATATACTAGAATTGCATATCGCTTTTTGGTTATGAACAAGCCGCTTTCTCCTACAATCTCTCTGCCTGCTGCAATAACATCAGAACGTGATTTAGGACAGTGAAATGCTTGCTGCATAAAGTCTTGGAAAGAAGTATTTGCCTGCTCGCATATTTGATCGTATAATTGTACAACTGTATCTTTTGTCCAAGGCACTTTTCCTGCTTGGATATCTTCTTTTAGAGTAGGATATGCAGAAAAATAGGTCGAATCGGTATCTCCATATATGATAGCATCTCCGGTGTGATCGTACTCACCTGTTATTACCTTGTTAACTGCGGCACTCATGTGTTTTACAATCTGTCTACCTGTGAGCGTGGTGCTCTGTCCTAGACGCTTATCAAAGAAACGACAGCCAGGGTTGAGAATGGCGCCATAAAGTGAATTGAGGTTGATTTTTTTGACTAACTGACGTTTGTCCCAAAAAGCAGTTTCCACAGCGTTTCCTGCTTCCTGTGCTTTCTTTTTCTTTGCCTGCAGTTCTTTTCTTTCAGCATACCAGCGTTTAAGTAACCCCGGAATAACACCTTCAAATTCTGTGGTAAGAATAGTGCCATTTGCTGTAAGCATGAGCGGGGCATGAGAGTTAAAGATTCGGTCATAGATCTCGGCACCACTTAAAACTTCTGTGTTGCCGTTCTCCCAATCCACAGTGATAGCAAGATCTTTTCTCTGCTCCATTACTGCGTCATATTCAAGTGAGCCAAATCGACCTTCCCAGGCAGCAGCGAATGACTTTTTCTTTAAGCCAGTTTCTTCCTTAATGAAGTCTTCTGTATAGTCCTGCCTCAACTGTCCTACAATAGTTTCAGGCGCCATGTTCAATGCTCGGATAACAGAAGGGTACAGAGAATTCAAGTCCATAGAGCCTATCCATTTGTGCAAGCCTTTTTTGGGATACGCTACATAAGCACCTGCTGCTCTTGTATCGTCTGCATCATCATGTTTCGGGCGATTAGGGACAACCAAGCCCCTGTGATGAGCTTCATTGATGATTGCCTGCTCTGTGACTGCAACTGCACCCATTGTGGTTTGCATGAGAACGGTATTTGCATGAGCAAGTTCGTTGGATAGATCAATAAACCTTAACTTCTTGTCCAGTTTGTCAAGCAGAGCAACGTCCTGCCTGTTGTATTCTATAAACTTTCGAAAGTCGTTGTTGTAGAGTTGATCCAGTGTGCCTTCGTAAACAGTCTTGTTTTCACCGATTTCCATTTCGCCTATTGCGTCTAGACGATAGCTATGCCGTTCTTCGTAGGTGTATTTTCTATACAGTTCTAGTGAGTCCAGGTGCACTCTGCCTACAAGATCAAATGTTTCTGCTGTTTTACCATATCTTTCAAATTCTCTTTTCTTGGGTAACTGTTTCCACAAACAGAATCGACGAGTGTCGTCTTTTGACAGTATCCTGGATACACGATTTACAGTATAAGGAATATCATAGCCTTCGGAGTTCCAGCCTGACAGCACATCTGCATCCTGAATTATATCCAAAAATGCTTCCAGCATGTCTGCTTCTCGTTCATATAAAAACGTATTATCAAAATCTTTCACACTTTCTTGTGCTTCCTGCATGGTCATTGTTTTAGGAGGCAGTGCAAATGTAATCAGAGCATCCATCCATTGTAGATGTACTGTGATAGCAGTGATTGGCATGAACGGATCTGCAGGATCTGCAAATCCTCGCTCAGGGTCAAAGTCAGTCTCAATATCAAAGAACGCAATGTTTAGTTTAGGAGCGTTCTGATTTAGGTAATTTTCTGACAGGCACTGAAAGATTGGGTTCACATCTGCTTCAAACAGGCGTTTGTTTTTGTTAATTGCAATTTCCTTGCGGAAGTCTTTGGTACTTTTACAGACTATTCGTGATACAGGATCACCGTAAACCGAACGATGTTTTCCTCGAGGGTCTTCATAGTAAAATGTATATTTGACTGGATAGTCGTGAAATTGTCTTTTGCCGTCGCGTCTTTCCACTACGCGAATAACGTCCGAGTTGCGATCGAACATCGCATCGATGTAAGCCATATTTTTCTCCTTGTTGTGGTTGTTTGTGGCCAACCTGCCTTCTACATGCTCGTCTTTCGACCTGAGCGGAATTGGTACCAGCGTATCAATCCAACAATACTTAACCCAAACCAGAATATTTCTATGATAATACTGGAAAGGTTGGGTTTGAAGTATAAATTTATTCCTAGCAGGATTGCTACCACAAGATTGTTAAAAGAATACCAAAATCCTTTTGGATCCATTTTTCCAAATTGTATTGCGGCATACGTACCCACAAGTAATACTACGCCTATGTTGCCTATAAAATCTGACAGTTGATACTGATAATTCAGTAATTCCATATAGGTTACTTGTCTTTGCCTACAGTTGTAACAATAGTTTCAAGGTCTTCAAATTCATCATAATGCTTGTGCCAGTCACCGTTTTTAGCAACTTTAATAGCTTTGTTGATTAGGCTTGGTTTGATGTCTAATTCTTCTGCCACTGACTTTACTGTTTCTTTTAGACCTTGCTGTAGATCTTCAACCTCTTGCATAACAGTTACGCCTTCATTTACAAGACGCTCCAG